ATCACTAACTGGAAGTATATCAACACGACCATCAAAGTCATTTTGCATAATCTGTGGTGCAACATTACCTACAAAATACGGATAAGGCACTGGATTTTCAGAAAAAATCTCTGCTAACATACGAAACTCTTGTTTTTGTGCGTAATGTAAACGCTTGTGTATGCTAGAAATAATCTTTGAGCCTTGTTCTATCAACGCAACTGTAGTTCCAACTGGTGCTTGTGAGTTAACGTCACTGATTTTTGCGTCAGCAACTTGTGCAAAACGTCTACCAGAGTCAACAACTACACCTAAAAGTTGTGCCAATGTCCCAGATGGCTCTTTGTAGGGAAGGGGAATTATAGAGTTTTTCAAATCACCACCTGGAACATCTATATCTCTAAACTCACCTGGATTGAGAGGTTCATCGTCATTTCGGATTCTAACGCCTCTTGCCTTAAATCCAGCTGGTAAGTTTGATAATGTGCCTGCATCTATTAGCTGTCTCAATATAGATGTAGCAGCACGAGATAATCCACCTATTGTATGCAGTAAACCAAAACCGTAAAATCCAAAACCTGGTAAAAACTTAAAATGAACAAAATATTGTCTCTTTCGTTTTAACGGATCTTGCTCTCTAAAGTTTCTAACCACTGATAAAACTTTACTTGAATTTTGATCGATGGTAACAATATAAGGGAGCATAATACCCGAAGGCTGCCCTTGACTATCCATATCTTCAAAGCCTTCCAAATCCAAGTCCACATGGACTTCAAGTAAGGTGTAACTGTCGTCTGAATAATTAGGATGTAATCCTTGAAGTTCATCAGTAGTTTCTTGGATGGATCCTTCATTTTCTCCAGAGTCACTTGCAGATAATTCAACATCTTTATATACTCCCGCAACTTGTAGTTTACGGATATCATTGAAACTCATTCGCACCATGTGTGTGACTCGCTCTGCTGTTCTGATATCAGAGGCAGAGTACGGAACTATTAAATCCTCTGCTGGTACAAATTTAGATACCGCTCTTTGTTTCGTAGGATCAAAGTACACTTTTTTAAATGTAGAACCAGTAAGTGGTAAATAAAACAACATCTGGTCTGTGTCTTGATCGTATTCCTCCATGACTTCAGTAATCTGATAGTTCATGTAATCTTTTACTCTTTGTGCTTGATCTTCTGTTTGTTTAGTAGCAACACCAAGTATTTGTGTCTTTACTGGACCACCACTTGGTAACATTTCTTTGTATGCTTGTGACTGAAACTGTGTGGTTGCTTCTGATAGTAACGGATGTGTTACACCACTTGCACCCAAAAATGGATCGCTTCTGTCCTCGTAATTAATACCAAGCAAGTTTAATCCCTTGGCAATAGCTTCTTCCCAGTCTGATCTTGACTCTAAGTCTTCTTTTACTTTTGATTGTAAATCAGATGCAATAGATGCCAGTACACCATCTTCTAAAACTTCTGCCAGATTTGCTTCATGATTGTATGGCTCTGCCACAACTTCCATTTGTTGACCAGTATCAAGCTCAATACCTTCTGGTAACATTGGTGGAGTATCGTCTACTTCTATTTGTAGACTGTCAGACTCTGATACAAAACCAGGTCCTCCTGCACCTATTTCTTTTTCAACTAGTGGAGCTATCTGTCTTTCTTCTGCCATCACGCTACCTTTCTAAATTTACTTAATATACCACCTTTTTTAAATCTTGGTATCTTTATATTAGAATCTATTTTATTGAGGTCAATAACTCTGAAAAGATCTGCATCACTTTCAACAGTTGAACTACGGACTTTTCCAATCTCCATTATCCTTGATGAGTCTGGAGGTAGGTCAGATGATGAGCTATACAGATTTGGTGCTTTGAAATAAGCATCGCCATATTTTTCTAAAATACTACCTAACTGTTTAGCACCCGCTGCAAAGTTATATTTTTTAGGATCTCCCGCAGTACGAGGAGCGGCATAATCAGCTAACTTTGGAAAGATAAGATATCTTTTTCCCTCTTTCTTAGCATCCACTATTGACCTATGAACCATTAACTCTAGACCTTGTTGTGAGTTTTGAACTGGTGGATTCTTTTGGAAAGAGAAAGATTGATTTGGATCAACATGAGCCAAGGATTGTTTCAAGGACTCTTTTATTTTTGGTGGTACTTTATCTCCTAAGTCATCTACCAACTGCAACAATGCTCCTCTTTTCTCAAGAGGTCTTAACTCTTTTTGTGCTTTTTGTAGTTTGGTTTGTGCTTCTCTGTATCTATTACCTACTGTCGCTAATTCGCCTTCTAGTTTAACAATAGATTCTTGATGTGCCATGCTATCTATGAGTGGATTTTGATTTTCAGTTATTATGTTGAGATGTAAATTACTCAATATATCGTTTTTAACTTGTCCTTTTAAACTCTCTGCTGTCGGAGTAATAAATTTAAAATCAACTGTACCCTTTTGTGGAGAAACAAATTTTTTTAACAAACTTTGTTTTGGAGGTTTATTATATGTAAAGTCTATAACATTTTGAGCACCAGGTTGATCTGTCTTCAAATCAGTTTTGACTCTATAAGCACCTTGATACAATGGTGTGGGTATAGTGTTTGTGCGTTTTGTGTAATCATCTACTGCTTCATCTACTATCTCTTTCATGATTTTAGTTCCTTCAGCAGTTTTACTACCCATTTGTATTTCAGCGTCAGTTAAAAAATCTTGATAAATCTTTTTTCTTTCTGCGGCAAACATACCTAAATTTTGACTATCCGCGACCTCAATTCTTTGTGCTAATTCTTTTATGTTATCCTCACCAATTAATCTTCTGAACTTATTACTATTAACTAATCTCCTTGTTACATCGGCTTTTAAAAAGTTTTTCTCTAATTGTTTGCCGTGATTTCTGTAAGCATCTTTGAAAAACTTAGAAACCCTTTTAGGATCGTCAAAGTAGTTAGGATCGTCTAAAAGTTTCATTTGTATATATTTGGCATGATCTAAATTATGTGAAGGTAAAAGAGGCGCTGCTCTTCCTTTAGTTTGCCTTCCAAGTTCGTCTCCTACAGTCTGAGTAAGATCAAATATATCTGTATCTAGTTTTCCTTCTTGCACTAATTTCTCTACTGTTTTGTAATGATCCACCATCATTTCTTGATCTGTTATCATTTCTTTACTACCTTGAGTTAAGAAAACATGTAAAGGATTTCTATCAAATGAGTCCCCAGTAAATTTAAATCTTCGTTTAACTTCATCTACCATAGCCACATTACTTGCTTGGTTCGCCATTACAGGTCTTTTCATTAGAAAGGCTTTTGTATCATCAACATCAAAATCCTTCATAAGAAACTTTTTCATTGATGCTGGTAAATTATTGTCAATAATTTTATGAATTTCATCGTCACCTTTTATTGTTATGCTAACATTTAGTGGATCATAATTAACATCTCCCAGACTACCTACGAGTGGTCTTTCAAAAAGCGCTGGATTTAATTGAATGTTTTCAAGATCTTCATCAAAAAAAGTATCCATTGCCGCTTTGTTTGTTTTATGTGACTCGTTGAAAGCTCTAGAAATACTAAAATCATTGTCAACTTTAAAGACTCTCTGTTTTAAAGGATCTATACCTCTATTTAAGTTCTCTGCCTCTGTTGTTAAATTTTTTATCTCTGTTTCAGCATCTGTAACAGCTTGTTTGGCACTTGCTTTTTTTTCACTAAAAGTAAGAACACCAGCATCTTCTACCTCATCTATTTTTAGAATCTGTTGTACATCCATTAATGTTGAGTTCAGTAGGATATCGTTTTTGTTATTTATCTTTTTCTGCTCTGTGGATTTTACTTTTCGTATTGCAGATTGTTTTTGTCTTTCAATACTGACAAGTCTGTCTCTTTCTGTTGCATCGATAACTTGATTTATATAATCATTTCTAATTTTACTCTCTGCTGCCGCTGATTGTCTTTCTGCCTCGTCTAATTTTGCTATGTTTCTTTGAACTTCTGCTACTCTTTCTGGAGAGTCTTGAATAACTTTTCGTTCTTTTATCAATCCTTGATTGATTTGTACCTCGTTCATAAATCTAGAATCTTCTAGTTTTGGTGCACCAGGACCTATTTTAAAACCCATAAAACCATCAACGGCTCTCGTATGTGCATAGTAACCACCAGGAACAGCCTCATCGAAACCGTGTTCACTGTATGCTTTCTGTAATTTTTTTAAACTATCTGTATCACCTGCAGCTTTAAAAAAATCCTCTAATTGTATTAATGATTTTTTTACCTCTGGTGTTTCACCAAGTCCAGGGAAACTAGATCCAACAATCTCGTCACCTTTACTTCCAGTTCCAAAAATAGTGTGAACAACATCATAAACGGCATCACCTCCAGGATCTATTCTTTGTGCTCCCATGTTTGACATGCCTTTCTGAGTCATTCTTTTCTTTGACTGAAGGTCTGCGACTAGATCCGTAAGGTTTTCTTTTTGTTCCAGATTTAAATTTGGTTGTGATAGGTCATTCTTTGCTTGTGAAAGCTGTGACTCAATGGCTTGTCCATCTGATGCTCTATAGACTCTAGTATCTAACTCTGGTGTAAACTGTGATGCAATATTGTATAGCTTTTCTTTGCCTGCGTTTGCTCCAAACACTTCTTTTGGGTTTAGTTCTAAATAACGTATCAAACCAACTTCTTCTGCTTCTTTATATAATCTATTATTTATACCACCTTTTAATTGCTTAAATGTTTCTAAAATTTGTGCACTTGTTGGATTTTTATTAAAATCTAATCCCTTGATTCTAGTTCTTGTTTCACTTCCAAATATAACTCTGCCATCAGGACCTTTTTCTGGAATCGGCTTTCCCTTCTTTAGAATTAAATTACCATCGGCATCTTTTTTATATACGGGTAATCTTTCTGAAACTAACTCACCAAGTTGACTTTGACCCGTGCCTATGTTCTCTATTTCTTGAAGTAAGTTAGAAAAGAAAATACCA